GACACGTTTTTTAAAACCTCTCAGCGAAGCATATCCTTGTATGCTTGGTTCAATCGGTAGTGTTTTTATAGTCACTGTATAATCAAGCCCTGCTTGATAAGAAGTAGAGGTTGCACTGTCAAAAGTAATAGCACTAGATCCTGCTGTAACATCGGCTTGCATCACCCCGTCACCAATGACTTTAACTGTTTTTTGATTTAAATGTCCTGAGCTATGACTAGATGCTGCACCACCAGATACTCCACTATCTAAAGTAAAATCTTCATCAAACAGTTCAATGTAGTATTTATTTGCACTGTTAATGGTGCGTTTAACAGCAACATATTGGTCGCTAACTACAGTAGCTACATTTAAAAATAAACCATCTGTAGTAAATTGAGTGGCTGCTACAATGTTTTGGTCTTTGAGTAAAGTGTACACTGCTGCTGAACCATCATTATTGACCACAACCAAACGGTCACCTTCGTCAGTAGATGTTGCCCTTCGTATCGACATGTCAACAGGTGTGCTAAGTAAATGACTTGATAAGAGTGATATTTGTGATGTTAAATATCCATCACCTCCACGGTCATAAATAAATTCATTAAGTGCTTTGCCTTGACGTTGCACATAAATCGTACTTCCTGTGATGTTTTGTACTCGTATATTTTCTTTACTGCCATGACTAGATTGAATTTTGGCAATAAAATTACTAGGAGTGAGTGGATCACTAAAGTCTTGTGGTGCAAAAAATTCACCACCTGTAGTAAAGATTTGTAAGTAGTTGGCACTAAGTATATCAGTTATGGTATTTAGCTGATTAGTATCTAAAGTTGCAACAAAACCATCATCATCTAAACCTTCGCCTGGGTTAAAATCAAAAAAAGCATTAACCCTAGATGCAAAAATAGTAGATGGTCTTGATTTACTACCACCAAAAAATAACCGTCCTTGGTGAAAAGTAGCCGTCCTTGGAAAACCTTTGCTGCTACTAAACGTATCTTCATAACCTGTTTCTAGCTCCCAATCACCACTAGCGATAGCATCGGTACTAAAAAATGGTATTTCAACATGTGCTTTTAAAACTGTTGCACTTGTGCGTTCAACAATTCTTGCTCGTCCAAATTTATTACCACCTTTAACATTAATAAACTGATTGACATGTGATGTCGTAAATACAGATCCTGACGATGCAGTTAAGGTTATATTACCTGTAGTTGCACTTGGAGTCAGTGTACCTGCACTTGATACATCAGTTGATGTAGATAACGTAAAAGCATGTTGTGGATTAAAGGTAAAAGTTACATCAGCAATCGTCCATGCAGTATCAGAAGTACGTGTAATCTTTTTAGGTGCCATGTCTTCTTGTACGACAATTAAAGTATCAGCACTTTGTACCCAACACATTTCATTAAGCATCGCAGAGGTAATAGTAGTTGTCAGATAATTATTACCACTACCTGCAATGTTGGTTTGTAATACACCATTTTTAATGACATACATACGCAGATTTGTAAATGCTAATAAATAAGCATCAGAAGTATTAAATTCAAATGATACCAAGCGTATACCATTTTCAGGACTACCACCGAGTTCCGTAATAAATTTTAAACCAGGTCTGCGTTTGACACCACCTTGTGGTAAAACCACAACATTAAGAGCAGTGGTTAATCCTGTATCATAGGCTTTTATATCATCTCTTGAAATCAGTTTGGGGTCTAGTTCACCTGACGTAAAACTATTTTGAATATCAATAACCCTTGACATTATCGTACCTCAATTAAATCAAATGAGTTATTTCCTAATGTTTGGTTACGTTGTCCTTGTGCATCAGCTTGTGTACATTGTCTAAATAAACCACCCCTCCCGTTTTCAGAAGGGCTTCCAAAAGCTAAAACTCTAAAATAATCTGCTTTGGTTATTTGATCGGTCAATGGTTCGGCAAAGTCCGCAGCCAGTGCGTGACGTAGCATATAAACAAAAAACTCTGGAAATCTTGATTCATCTATATCAGCAACATAATCAATATACACTGCTGTGTAATCTGTTAATAACCTTTGTTGATCGATATAATATAATTCAAATTCTTGTGATTGTCTTGCTCCTGCTGTTGAATCTTCAAATACAGCTTTGGGTGTACCAATCATGTCAGCAGGTAGTGCGTAAGCATACAACCATTCTGTGGTTGGCGTGTCACTAATCCTTGCTAGTTGTACTTTCTTTTTAGCAAACGACCAAGGATAAATTGATAAGATATACTTTTTTAAGTCATCGTAAAGTCGGTCACAAATCTTTGCTGAGTCTGTGCCTTCAGTAAATGAGGTCATCTCAGCCGCACCTAACATTAAGAGTGCATCATTACATATTGTTAATTTTGTATCTCCGACTGCCATACCATCTCCTTAAAAAAGTATGCCCTGCCGAAACAGGGCAACTTTGTTTAGTCAGAATCAGAAACTGCTCCGATTGTTGTACCATCACTGATGTCAACGACACCAGATGCATTAGATACCACAATGTGCATTGTTACTGTTCTTGTTCCGCCTGTTGAACCGTGGACCATAATCATATCACCTACTTTCAAGGTATCTGAAAGAGTGTTGAAGTAGCCACTAGCATCAACGGCAGTGTGTGCATCGGTAGTTGTGTAGACATATAATGCAGGTAAATCTCCTGATCTACCTTGTCCCGCTAACGCACCGAATCCATCAGTTGAATAAGCCATTAGTTACCTCCTATGATTCACGACATGTGATTTCAACAATACCGTTGGTATCAATACCAACAGCCCCAGCAGAAAACATTGAGTTCACTAAGAACGATGCTTTTTCAGCAATGTAATTAATCTCTGTTTTCTTGTCCATGTTTAGAGCAAGCCCTGTTGAGCTTTGATGCCATGCTAAACATGTTCTGTCAGACGAACCATCAATAGCAAGCCCACCTTCATCTCTATCACCAATAGCAATGAATTTGAACCCTAAGAATGAATCAACAGTACCTTGAGCTAATGCTTTAGTGGTGTTGACATCAATAGTTTTCACATCGCTGTCGTCTAGGAAAGCTGCCATGTTGTTTGAATGACATAAGAAAAAACGACCTTCAGCAGGTACGTTCTTTTGATCCATTAACTTTTTAGCTTCTAATACTTTATCAACATTTAAGTTAGTGTTAGAGCCACCAATCGAGTTGGCTACAGTTAATGATGTGCCTGCTCCATCAATCGCATCGATTACGAGTTGGTCCATTCTACGACCAATCGCCATTGATAAAGCCTTCACAAGTTCTGCTCTTTCGTCAAAGAGAACTTTGCCGCTTGTGAATATATCTGAATATTCAGCAGCGTTGTAATCCGACATAGTAGCGGTTACTTGTGAGTGTGCTAAGTTTAACGGTGTTACATCAGATTGTGGAATATGTAAGTTCGCTACACCTGAACCTAACTTGTTAAACTTATATGTGTTACCTTGTACGCCTGCTCTCTCCCTAACAGTACCTGCTAATACACGATCAGACTGGTATGCTTGTTTGACCTCGGCATCAAATATGGTAACAAAACTTGAGCTAATACTTGTACTCATAATATCTCCATATAATAGTTAAGTTATTAACGCCACGAAGTTGTCCATGTGGGCTTCAGACTTGTAGGTTGTGCCTACCACACCTCATTCGAGAGTCAAGGGCAGAGTTACACTGTTATCCTTAGTGTATATTCTATAATTAAAATACAAGTAATTACAAGCTAAATTATGTAATCAGTATCAGGGTTATCAGGAAATCTTACCTTAAACCATTTTTGTACTTTACTGCGGAATGCAGGATCTGATTTGTATTCAGGTTTACCTACCATCGCATACAATTCTTCAACGGTTGGTACTCCTTCATCAGATGGTTGTGCGACAGGTATTTTGGCTTCTCCATAGAAACGTCTAAGTTTTTGCATGGCTCGTACACCTGCTGCCGTACCTGCTGATTGTTTAAAGGCTTCTAGTTCTTCTTCATTAAACACACCTTTATTGAATAAACCATTCGCCCATTCAGCAGTAGATTTTATAATCTGGTCTGCATCAGGTCCAAGTTTATCTTTCTCAGCTTGCACATCAACCTTATATTGCTCTAAAGATGACATCTCCATATCAATATAATCTTTGGCTAGTGCTTCAAAAGCAGCTTGACTTACTCCATGTTCTTTCGCCCAACTACTAAAACGCTCCATAAGAGGGTCGTCTTGTGGAATACCTGATTGTTCTGCAAATGAGATATCATATTCTTCAGGTGCTTTATGTTTGCCTTGTGAAAAGTTTTTTTCCATTTCACGATACGACTTCACTAACCCTTCCACGTCAGGTCCATCTTCATCATTCCAAAACTTCTCAGGAAAATACTCAGGTCTAACAAACTCAGTATCTTCATCCTCACTTGCAATGGCGGTATTGACTTCTTCTGGATCTTTGGCAAACACATTATCAATTACTTCTGGGTGTTCTTGCTGTGCTTCAGCTTCGGCTGCTTGCACTTCTTTAATACCTTCATCAATTAAGCCTTCGTTTTCTACTGCTTG